TTTCTCTCTCCGACGTTTGTTACGCATGATATTGAAGTTTAAACCTTGATAGTAATCATCTAGCATTTGAAGTCTAGGCACTTGTGCTTCTAAATGATGACGAATAAAGTCACTGATATCATTAGGATTATCTAGTAAGTCTTGAGAAGTGCCGTCGTATTTATAAGTCTCAACTGCGTCCCGTTTGTATATCTCATCACGCATTTGACGACGTTCTATATCTTTTTCAAAGTTGTTTACGTGTGCCATAGGTTACCTCCTTATAGGCCCATAGATTTAATGGTGTTTATAGATTTTTTAAGTGGCGCTTTCTTTTTAGGTTTCTGTTTATAAAATTTAGAGCAACTATAGCGTAGTGAATCGATGCAGTGATTGTAAGTATCTACTGGTTCATTCATATATTCATCAGTGTTTTTATCTTTCTTCCACGTGTAATTATCGAACTCCTCAATAGTTTTGAAACAACGCTCGTCAATTACTATATCGAATTGCATAAGAAATTGTAGCCCCTGCATGATAGAACCTTTACCTTTTTGTGCAGGTTTAATACGTTCTATACCCAGTTTACGCATTTCTGCTATACTTTTTTGTTCTGCGCTATCTGCAAAGATTTCTTCTTTAGAATATCCTAAACGTTTGATAACTTCTGCTATCTCATCGTTTAACATACCCGTCTTGACATATTCTTCAATAATGTACAACTTCTTATTCTTAGCGTCTATCTTACAGTGTATAAATGCGCTCGGATCATTCACATACCCGTAATCAAGACCGAAATATGAGTGAAATTGTCTTAACTCTTGTTTGTTAAGTAATCTCTTTTCATATTTAGGGAACACTAGCTTATCTAAAGTAGCGAACTCACCTAAAGCGTAAATCTTATAATACGCAGGATTACGTTTCGCTAACATCTCTAAATTATTTCTAGTTATGTCATCTAAGAATTTGTTATCTTTATAACTTGACTGTCTTATCATGACATTTTCCATTTCTTCGCCATGTTCAAAGAAATACTTATAAACCCAGTTCAATTTAGAAACTGGGTTAAACATTAGAAAGATTTGTTTGTTATCATGTTTACGCTCTCTTAAACGTAGGGTTAACTGCGTATAATCATTAAGTGTAAATTCTGATGCTTCTTCCATAACAATGTCCGAAATACCTTTAATCGATTTAATCTTCTCTGGATTATCTAATCCTTTGAACAGGAATGTCGCGCCATTAGGAAGTACCACTTTGTTATCTGTCTTATTCCATTCGCATAAATCCCATATACCGAAATTGATAAGGCACGCTTTGACATCTTCAAATAAACTATCTTTTATTGTTGACTGAACTTTCCTAAGCCAAAGAATACGTCTAGGATATTTCCATTTATTCAACGCTTTTAATACTACCTTTTGTATTACGCCATGAGACTTACCACTAGAACCTCCACCATAATGTACTTCAGTGAAATTGTCATAGTTGGTAAGTATTTCAAATATGTTCTTGTTAAACACTTTCTCTGGGTTATTAAAATTAAGTTTAAGATTCGTCATCATAATCACCTATGTTAATTTCAATATTACGTTGAGTAATTTCTTTCTTGTCGATATAAGCACCATGTACTTTTAAGATATGATCTAACGAACGTTGGCGTTCTTCTACATTAGGTGTAATAGTATAAGTTACTTCTTTATCTACTTCGCCTTCTAAATGGTCATATCTTTTAGTGTATGCTTTTTGTGGCTCTCCTCTCGCAATAGATGCTGATAATGCTAACGCCTCTGTAACACTCATTAAACTTTCTTGTTGCGCTTCCTCTACTCTTTGTTTAATAGCTTCTTTGATTGTAGTATTTTGTAGTAACTTTGTTGCGTTTGTATTGGCTTTGTTTTTAGAATATCCAGCACTAATATATGCCCTTGTAGCATTGCCGTGTTTTATATATTCATCAATAAACTTCTTGTGCTTAATACTTAATTTCATCTCATATATCACCAACTCTCACGATATGCTCTTTAGTTTATTTTTTAACATACAAAAACCTACCCGAATTGTCTTTCGGATAGGTCAGAAAGGAGAAAAATTATGTTCGATCATTTGAAAGGAATAAAAATAGAAAGGTTTACATGCGCAAAGTAATTACATACTTCGCACTACCATTATATTAAAAATTCTGCCCACTCTAAAATAGTGTCATTTTCGTCAATTTTGTCATTTTTGTCATTTTCGTCACTGTAACAAGTATATTTTTTCTGCCAAGTCATCTTTACGTGCTAAAAAGTTAGTTCTATTTAATCGAGAGTTTGGCATGTCTTTTATTATTTCATCTCTGCGTCTACCCTTTTTTAAGTGACTTAAGAATATAAAGTCAACATGTCCTAACTTCTGTTGGGATTGATTGATAAATTCTACTTCCGCTAACATCTGTGCATGTCGTTTACTCATTCTCTCACGACGTATAACAGTGTCCTCAACCTTACTCCCATTCTTCCCTTGTGGTTTAGGTAACGTAGCTTGTATACCATACTGTGCAATTGAGTTACTATCACAATCTGGTATTACAGTAATTAAATATTTGCATGTCATTTGGTAGTTATCAATCATGTTTAATATTGCTTCTTTTGAATACAATCGAGTTCCTCCTTAATCTTCATATTTACTCAATAAGATAATAAGCCAAATCACTTACGCTCTCCCTTACTCTTTACACACAACCAAACGAGATACATAACTGGAATAATCATTATCCACCAAGTCATTTAAATACCTCTTTCCATAATTCATTTAAATGAACGTGGTCGTGTTCGTCGAAGTCCTTAGGCACTTCCACCTCATCGTTAGCAGTTAACTTATAATACAACTCTCTACCAATCCATTTACCTAACTCATACATCATTAATGTGATAAATATTTTAAGAATATGCTTAATTACTCCGTTTTTGTAGTCACCTTTTTTAAAATGTTCTTTGATGCATTCTCTACTCATCAACGCGTTTGTATTAGTTTCTTTATAATTAAATTTTTTACCGCTTTTTAAAATTATCGGATTTTTCATCTTTTTGATATCAACAATATCTCCTGGCAAATAATTTTCATTTACGACAAATGATTTAATGCAAGTGTATTTAGTCATTCTCTCACTCCTCGTTACTCTTTGCGAAGTATCCTTTTAATCTCTGCTACTATATCTTTACTCTCCTGTGCTTCCATATGCACCTCTGTCACTTTCATTTTCAAACCAATCAACTTGTTTGGGTGTAGGATATACAACTGGTGCTACAACTAACTGCGCTAGTCTTTCTCCTTTTTCTACTGTGATATCTTCATCACCTATATTGTCTGTAATGATACCTATTTCTTTGTGATATGTTTGGTCTATTGTCCCTAGTGCTACACGCAATTTAGTTTTAAGTGATTTACCAGATCTAGGTCTTACTTGCGCTTCATATCCGTGAGGTAAATTAATAGCCACGTCTGTTTTAACTGCTTTTGTTTCTCCTGCTTTGATTGTTGTTGTTTCTGATACATACAAATCTAATCCGCTATCTGTAGAATTTGCTCTCTTCGGCATAGTCGCGTTTTTCGATAATAATTTAATTTCTAATGTGTTTGTCATTTATTGTTCCTCCTCGTTCGGATAAAATTTAATAAACATTTTATTCCCATGTTGATCTCTAGCTACCAATTCTTCGTATTCATCATGTGATACATATTTTTCAATTACGCAGTTTTGTAACATCTGCATCATTTGCATATGTTTTTCAGCTTTCATTTCCCATTCCTCCATTTTCTACTAAACTCTTTGAATTGCTTTCAACTATCTTGTCGTACAACTCCGCCTTGCGATATACTTCGTTAAGCTCTTTGATTAGTAAACACCCGTCGTGTCCTGTAAAAGCTGTAGAAGATACTATGCAACGTTGAATAAACTCTCTATTATCCATTGCAAGCCTCCAGTTTCCGTCTTAATTCGGCTATATCCTTTATTAATTCATCTCGTTGCTTCTTGTAAGCATCGCGTTCTCTTTTTGCTTTCTTCAACCTAGCGTCCATAACACTAGATACAAATTTAGCTTCTGCGTTCATTTCAAACACTCCCTTAATATCATGCGTTCACCTTCTCGTATTCGTCTGCCCATATGTACATCAATCCGTCACTTACATATCTGCGATTGCACTTTCTAGCAATGTTGCGCCTGTCGATGAATAATACCTTTTGAGCTTCTACTGTACTTGCGAATTCTTCTACAATCCGGTTATTGTTATCAACAAGATATACTGGCTTAGATATGCCTTTATTTCTGCGATACACTCTATATTTTTGCAATGTAGATTGGAATAGGTTATCTGCCATAAGATTGTTGTATCTACTGTCCTTAGGGTAAGCGTGATACCCTGTTCTCAAATTACCGATAAACGTTTCATATACAATATCTGCTGCACGATACTTCTTATTCTTATAAATAACTGTGGAAATACCGTTACAACCATTCGCAAATTTGTATCTTCCATCAGGTCTTTTCATTCTGCCTAAGTTACTCACGTATAAATCGTACTTATCGCTATACTTCCAAATTTCATCTTTGGCTACAACTCTTTCGTTGAACACCTGTTTCTTATTCACTCTCGGCATTGTGTCGGTAAAGAAACACTTCAACTTATCGTTATATGTGTCACGTTCCTTTTGGTACCACAGTGTGTTTAGTGGAATACCTGTAATGTTGTGCAGATGAGATAGTTCTGTCTTAGTCACTGTGTGAGTAAATGGTTCGTACATATACACCATAATTAACCCTCCCACTTCTCAAATGCTCTATTTAAATACCAACGTGCTTTATCTAAATCTTCTTTACCGTTCTTACGATTAGCTCGACTTATATACTTGATTGCGTTACCAATCGCAAATGCTAACTCTGGTTTATAATCTTTAGTGACCTGCTCTATGAAATCTACAACTTCTATATCTCCATACGTATAATGTGACGGGTGGTTAACCTTGTCATCTAACGTGTTTCGGGTTTCTTCATTTTCATCAGGTAATGAGTAAAAATCGTAACTATCATCAATAGTCCAAGTTCTACCGTCAATTGCTTCTACATCAGCAAGCCATTTATCTATAGCAAGATTTGACCCAGTTTTTGGCTCAGTTTTCGACCCAGTTAAACGATATACACCTTCTATTTGCACTGTAATTTCATCACCATTAACTTCTTGCATTCTGATTCTATCGCCTATAATCAAATCTTTAACACTCATGATCTAACCACCCTTTTTGGAAAAATATCGTACTTCATAAGGTGTACACACCATTCTCTTCTAGGATGTACTTGAGGTACTTCAAACAAATGTGGTTTCTTACGTCTTAGGTCCAACTCTTTTTGTCGTTCTAGTCTTACTAACCTCATTCTGTCCTCATGTTCTAATTGAGATAATCGTTTTCTTTCTTTCATTTCTGTATCTTGTTCGTTATAATCTTCGAATAAAGCTTCTTCAGGACTATAACCAAAATACTTAATGCGTCTTACAATGAGTTTCCAGGGTGTGCCTGTGTATTCAGCTTCGTGTACATCCTCTACTGGCAATAAGTGTTTTTGCTCTTTAGTTCTGACAACGTAATATAATTTATTGTTTTTAAATTCAACTGTTCTATTTCTTGCTAATTCCATTTACTCCACCTCTAAATCATCTATGTCTATATCGTAATTCAATACATCTATTGGACTGTCTAACAATTGTTCTTTAAAATCTTCTATTGCGTCAGAAGGTGTTTGACCTTTTTCAACTGGAACAAATGCATTAATATGACCTTTAATCGTAAAATCTAATCTCGTTTGAACTTCATAGCCATTCATTTATCTGACACCTCTTTTTTTTCTTCTTCTCTCGTCTAGCTTTTAAAAGTTCTTCATACGTTATCCACTCTAGTCCTGTGTACTTAGGTGCCTTACATATCCATGTGAGTGGTATTTCTCTGTTTTGATATCTAAATATTTTCGCTTTCAACTTCGCTACTTCTGTTGGCATTCCTTTTACGTCTATCACTTCAAGCAGCTTGTTATTTTTCCATAATGCAAAGTCGGCTATATATTCTGTTTTACGTTGGTTATCAAACTTAGGTATCAACTCATATCTAGGTTGTAATTCTATATGATCATATTCATTGCCCAAGTTACGTTCTAAATATTGGTAGTAGTCGCATTCAATTTTGCTATCGAACACGACACCTTTATATTCAACTTTCTTAGCATTGTATTTACTCACGTCGTCACTCCTACATATCGAATATCGTTGCTTGTAAACCTAGTTCTTCTTCGTATAGAAGCTCGTATACGCCCTTGAAACGTTTCAACTCACTATTAGTCATCTTTTTACTTTCTTCGCTAAAATGAGCGCCTGTGAGTGATTTAACTATGTTCAAATTAGATTCACGTTTTTCTACTTTTATTTCTTCTGTTCCGTCTGGTCTATAAAGGTAATACTTTTCGATAATTGCCATTTTTATCTCTCCACTTCGTTTCATTCATGATTAACTCTTTCACTTCTTCATAATCGTCAAAGGGTTTAATGACTCCAGTATCAAGCAGCCTATTAACTGCCCATCCAGACTCAATTAATATTTTGGCTATGATTGGATCTTCTTTATAATCCTCTCGATACAAAACGCCTAACAGTTTCTGATACTCATAAACTTTCATCCATAAAACCTCTGCGTTTTCTTGTAGAAATCAAGGTGTGCCACCCCTGTTTCTCCGTCTTTATTTTTAGAAATA